TAAGACTCAAGTTGATGTCGAATCAATCTATCTAAATGTTGACCCTTAAAATATGTTTCAATAATCGTCCATGGGATTTCAATATATTGATCGTTTTTAAGATCAAATACATCATCCTTTTGTAGTTCCTTTTCTTCGGTTGAGTGAATTTCTTGTTCTTTATTCATGGTAGATATTATTGAAAACATAAGTGGGGTTATAATTTATTTCAATTTATTTTTAAATTGTTTTCATTATTAGTTTATTTATTGCTTTATTTTTTTATATTATCAAATATAATTACATTTATATTTCATAATATTTTACATTCTTCTTCTTCTACGGCGTGTTTTTCTGGATTTCTTTGATTTCCTGGATTTCCTGGATTTCTTGGATTTTCTAGATTTTTTACCTCCAAAACCAAAATAACTTGACCAATTTTTTTCTACAGGTTGTGTATTTTGAGGTTGTGTATTTTTAGATGTTATCATTCCTCGTGGTGCGGGTCGTGTAGATTGAAGATTTTGCATATCCCTAGCAAGTGGTCCTTGTTCTTCATCAAGTTCTGGATTATAAATTCTTTGAACATCTTCCATTCTTATACAATATACAAATATATTTATTTTATAAAAAACATACCTAAATATAAGTTTTGTTATTCAATAAACAATGTCAAACAAATATTACGATTATTCGCTTTTTTTAGAAAATATAAATAAAAAATATGCTAATATAGATAAATCAAATTCAAGTACGCATATTGATGAAATCAATAAAAAATATGATTTATATAATTCATTTTATAATTCAAATAAAATATTTCACTATTATTTACATGAGAAAGATAAAGAAACAATGAAACCAAACACACCCGAAGAAACTATAAATCTAGAAAATGACTCCAAATACAAACCAGGTTCATACGCCTCATGTATGAACTATAGTTCAACCTTGTCACTCTTTGAACCAGCACCTGTAAACAAACCCATTAATGAAACAAAAAAAAGAAAAAAACCTGAATTAAAGATAGTTATACCCGAATCAATTATAAAGAAAAAAGTCTCTATAAAAACAAAAATCAACTGTTTGACAGACTTGCTGGATTTGATTGAAAAGTATCCACTACAAGATGATATTGAATATGATATTAACATGACATCACTGAATAAAATAAAAACAGAACTCGTGGAATTAAATCGAATGATTGGAATGAAAGAATTGAAAGAAAATATTGTAGACCAATTATTATATTACATACAAGATTTAAGTAAATATTCCAATGACTACATGCATACGGTCATATATGGACCTCCAGGAACGGGAAAAACTGAAATCGCGCGAATCATCGGGAAAATATTTGCGAATTTAGGTATATTGAAAAAAGGGGGTTTCAAAAAGGTCACGCGTAGTGATTTAGTCGCGGGTTATTTGGGGCAGACTGCGATAAAAACCAAAGAAGTCATCGAAGAATGTCTAGGTGGCGTCTTGTTTATTGATGAAGCGTATTCTCTGGGAAACAATGAAAAACGCGACAGTTTTTCCAAAGAATGTATCGACACCTTATGTGAGTCATTAAGTAATTACAAGGATCAATTGATGGTCATTATTGCCGGGTATGAAGAAGAACTGAAAGAGTGTTTTTTCACGTATAATCAAGGATTAGAATCGCGTTTCATCTGGAGATTCAAAATTGACAATTATAAACACGATGATTTGTTTCGTATTTTTATAAAAAAAATAAAAGATAGTGGCTGGACATATGATGAGAAAAATGATAAAATATCGGCAGAATGGTTTGAAAGAAAAATGCCCTATTTCAAATTTTATGGAAGGGATGTTGAAAACATGCTGCCCAAGATAAAAATATCTCATAGTAGAAGAGTGTTTGGAGATCCAGACAGTGAAAAAACCAAAATCACCTTTGAGGATTTAGAAAAAGGGTTTGAAATGTTTTTGAAAAATGATGAAGTGAAAAATCGTAAAAACTCACAAGAATTAAACAAAATGTTGATGAATCTTTATGTTTAAAATTCAGGTTTAGTCGTTTTATACGTAATTTTGTATTTGAATTATATTTCGTAAAAAAATTACGTATAAAATATTGAAAGATTATATGTCAACAAAAAAAATAACAGTAAATCCAGATTTATTTAATATGGGTGGATCAACGAGGAAAAACCGTGGAGAAAAAAAAGCGAAACCGGTAATACCTATACAAATTAATGAAAATTCTTTAAAGAAAAAGTTTTTAAATCGGATTAAAGAGCATAAAAATAAGGAAAAAATAGAAAGTGGGGTGAAAAGTAATGTTGCACAAAATGAAATAAAGGTAAGGGAACAAATTGCGAATCAAAGCAATGACGGTGATGAATTTCGTGATTCATTACAATACTTGTCGTTATTGTCAAAGAAGAAAAAGGAGGAAGGTGTCAAAAAAAGAAACATGGCAACCATACAAAACAAGACTGTGAAAAACCCGTATTCCCAACCAATGTCAAATATACCACCCCACGTTGAATTGGAATTACCAGAAGAATTAAAAGAACCGATCCGAGTGTCACCAGAAACTCCCATGATGAATTTGAATTTTGACGATACTTATAAAAATTATTTTAATCATAACCATCATCAATTTCAACAAAGACAACCACAAACGCCAGCACAAACACCACCACCAAGATCACAATATGTATCAACAACCCCAAACCTTATACAAAATCAATCCCAACCACAAGTGAATTCTTTACCGGCAGTAATCGATCCACCCTATGGTTGTTTGAAAAACGCAAATAAACCGACTTATCGTAATTGGGTGAGAACCAAAAGAAATACGGGCGAATCTGATGAAATAATACCCCAATCAACAACATATTCATCGAATATTCATTTCTCTCCTGATCCTCAAAATGAAAGACAAAAAAGACTAGAACAATTAAGAAAGAAAATGAAAGAAGATGAAATACAGAAATTAAACTCATATAATAATGCCACGACAATGCCGGAAAAAGAATCACCCATTTTAATTAACGATACGCCACCAGTGTCACAAACTACAAATACTGAGGAAGAACCCGACAAACGCTATATTAAACGAACGATTAAAAAAAAATATACCCTCGGAAAATCGAATGTTTATCGCAAAGTCGGCATATTAATCAAAAACAACGCTACGCGCAAGAAAATAATAAATGCCCAAAAGGACTTAAAGAAGAAATCGATTCACGACATTAAAAAATATTTAGTGGAACGTGGATTATTGAAAGTGGGAAGTAACGCACCAAATAATGTATTAAGAAAAACCTATGAATCCGCCATGTTAACGGGTGAGGTGGTCAATCAAAACAAAGATGTTTTAATACACAATTTAATGAATGATACAGGTGATCACGTATAATGTATTTCTTTGTTTTTATTTTTATTTTTTATTTTAAATAAAAATCAATTTATCATTTGACAAATACAATTTAAAATGGAATTAAAGAGAGAAATATATATTATATAGGAATAAGACAGCAATACCATATGGCATTATTAAAAGAATATTTAGAATTAACCAAAAAATACCTCCGCGAATACGGAGAGAAAACCGTCGTATTAATGCAAGTCGGTGCCTTTTTTGAGGTTTACGGTTTACAAGACAAAACAACCGGAAATATTAATGGAAGTAAAATCACCGAGTTTTCAATTGTTTGTGACCTCAATATTGCCGACAAAAAAATATGCGTTGGAGCAGACTCCGTAATTATGGCGGGGTTTTCTCATTATATGATTGATAAATACGTTAAAAAATTACAAGACAACGGTTATACAATTGTCGTATATACACAAGACGAACAAAACAAAAATACTACCCGGAGTTTATCCGGTATTTATTCCCCCGGAACATATTTCGACCCGGTTTCATCGGTTCAAATCACCAACAATACCACTTGTATTTGGATTAACACTGTAGATACCTTTTGTTTTAATCATATTGGAAATATTGGATCATTTGGACTTTCAAAAAACAGCATCAATGAGAGAAATGGGGGCGTATCACCCCGATGCGACAATACCAAGGTATATGTGGGAATGGCTAATATAGATGTCATTACCGGCAACACGAGTATTTTTGAATTTAGTGAGTCCTATCTTTTGAGCCCCACCACCTTTGATGAATTGGAGCGTTTTATTTCCATTTACAAACCAAGTGAATGTATATTGATTGGAAATATCGGAGAAAAAGAAATGGAACACGTGATTAGCTACGCAAACATTGAATCCAAATCAATACATAAAATATGTTTAAACAATAACACACTAGATGATCATGGTGATGATGCGATTGTCAAGGAAAAAATTCGACGCACATTAAACTGCGAAAAACAAATATACCAGCGGGAATTATTGATGAAATTTTATGAAATTGATGACTTTGATGCCTTTTACCAGAATTTTTACGAAAATACAATTGCTACGCAGGCATTTTGTTTTTTATTGGATTTCATTTATCAACACAATCCGTATTTGGTGAATAAAATCAGTGAACCTAAATTTGAAAATTGTAGTGACCGTTTAATACTTGCGAATCATTCCTTGAAACAACTCAATATCGTGGATGATCATAATTACACCGGCAAATTCTCATCTGTTGAAAAAATGTTGAATCTGTGTATTACATCCATGGGCAAACGTCGTTTTTCCAATGGTCTTTTGAACCCTACAACGAATATTGAATTTTTGAATAATGAATATAATATTACTGAGCATATGCTTGGTACCGGAGACAAATACGAATTTTTAAAAAACAAATTGGTCTCGATTAAGGATATTTCCAAATTGGTGCGTCAAATCGTGATGAAAAAGGTGTCGCCAAAAATGCTGGTACAATTTTACAAAAATTTACAAATTATTGGGGATGACCTTTTTCACCCGATTTTCACCAATGACGCTGTGTTGATGAAATATTTACAAGACAAAATCCCGGAGTTTTCAAATATATCTACCTATTGTAAACGCATTTGCGAATTTATAGTTTCACGCCTGGATATTTCATTATGTGATGAAATCGATTCATTTGGTAATTTTGAATTAAATTTTATAAAAAAAGGTATTGATATTGAACTTGATGAGAGAAATGAAACCCTCTTGGAATCCAATGATAAATTAGAGGCAATTCGCGTATTTTTGAATTTGTCTATATTGAAATTTGAAAAATCGGGAAAGACATCGACAAGCGATTATGTGAAAATCCACGAAACCGAGAAGAATTCCTTTAGCTTAGTCGCGACGAAACGCAGATGTAATATTTTGAAGGAAAGTTTTTTAAAACCCACTACAGTCAACTTGAAATATGTTTCCTCTTTTGATGGACAAAGCAAAACTTTCGATTTCAAAACGGAACTCTTTTTTTCAACCCAAACCGCATCCAATGACGCAATCACGAGTACAGTCATACAAGAACTGTGTAAAAACATTTCGACAATTAAAATACAAATGAAAGATTTAATTACGCGGATTTATTTGGAAATGCTTAGTAAAATGGAACAATACTTGAATGAAATCAATACAGTGGTTGAATTTGTTACCTTGTTGGATGTCGTATATGCGAAAACCGTGATTGCCAAAAAATACAATTATTGTCGCCCGGTGATCGCGGGTGGTGAAAAATCTTTTGTGAATGCGATTGGGTTGCGCCATTGTTTAATAGAACATTTACAACAAAATGAATTATATGTGGCAAACGATATTGTTCTAGGGAATGAGGCAGTCAATGGAATTCTTTTGTATGGAACCAACGCAGTGGGTAAAACCAGTTTTATAAGAGCCATCGGTATAGCCATTGTCATGGCGCAAGCCGGGCTTTATGTACCGTGTTCCTCTTTTGAATACATGCCATACAAATATATATTTACGCGCATTTTAGGAAACGACAATATTTTTAAGGGGCTTTCTACTTTTGCCGTAGAAATGTCGGAATTGCGCACTATATTACGATTAGCGGATGAAAAAAGTATTGTTTTAGGTGATGAATTGTGCTCAGGAACAGAAAGTATATCCGCGACGAGTATTTTTGTCGCCGGGGTGAAACAATTGGAAGAGAAAAATACGTCCTTTATATTTGCCACACATTTACACGAAATTGTCAGCTATGATGAAATACGTGACCTGAAAAGCGTATTCTTGAAACACATGTCTGTCATGTATGATCGCGAAAATGACAAGTTGATTTATGATCGTAAATTAAAGGATGGACCGGGTGATAATATGTATGGTTTAGAAGTATGTAAATCCTTGAATTTACCCGGGTCGTTTTTGGAATTGGCGCATAATATTCGCATGAAATATCATCCTGTGTCGGGTAGCATATTGTCTTTAAAAACATCGCATTATAATGCGAAAAA